GCACTCTCTTTCATGTGCAGCTATTTTTGCAAATGACTCTCTAGCAGTAGCCATGTTACTTTTTCTTTTTTCTCAAAGTATAGGCTTCGTTTTTTTTAGTTTTAGGATCATCTTTAATGTATTGACCTTTGCTATTTCTAGCTCTAACTCTTTCATAGCCACTCATAAACCAGTCTTTAACTTTTTTCCACATAACTAACTCCTTTAAAATAACTTGGTAATCCAATCATAGGTCTACCATCAAATTTATTTTCTTTAGCATTTTTACCATTTTTATCATTGTAGTGCAAAAATACTTGCCCACAGTCTTTACCTTTAAATGGTTCTCTCCAATGCTCTAAATCGCAACCACGATACATTAACATATCACCTGCTTCTAATTTAACCTCTATACCATCTTTACCTTCTTCACCTGATGGCTTTAAAAATATAGACCAATCATCACCACCTAAATTCATAGTGGTAGATATTTCGCAAGAGTATCTATCTTTATGTCTTTTTAACTCATCACCTTTTTTATAGATTCTTGCGTATGAATAAGTTTCAGTTAGCTTTACACCTGATTCTTTTTCCATAATAGGTTTAACTTTTTGTAATAAAGTTTCCATAACAATGTCTGCGTAATGCGAATAAGTTTCAGGTATTTGTTGATCGTTCCATACCCCAAAGTATTCAGTAAATTGTGATATGTATCTTTCGTCAAATAAATGTCTTGCTACTGCTCTTTTATTTAAAAAGTATTCATAACAAAAATTTGCTAATTCTATTGATATAGCGCTTTTGATAACTTGATATTTATTTTTATTAAAACTCATCTGTATGGATAACCTAAATTCCAACAAACTAAAGAGTTTCGTATTCCTTTAGTTACTGGTTTGACTCTATGCCAAACAAAAGATGGAAAGATAATAACACTACCTTTCTTTCTAATTTCTTCACATATTCTTGGCTGAGAGCCTTCGTCTGTATTTCTAAAATCAAACTCTAAATCACCACCTTCATATTCATCAGGATCAGTAAGCGATACAGTCATGCTGAGTTTTCTTAACTTACCATGCACATTTTGATTTTCAGGATTGTTATAAGGTTCTTCGTATGAATCACAGTGCCAATCGTAAAACTGACCTTTTTTATATTCGGTAAACTGACAAGACTCGCTAAAATCCCATTCAAAATTCCAACCAGCATTAGCATTTGCTTCATGTATGTAAGGTTGTATTTCTTTGTATATCCATCTATCAGACATCCATACAACATCAGACTTGCGTTTTTTTTGAATGTTTTTAAGTTCTAACTTAGTAAGTTTTTTTTCACTATTGCTAGCATTACCTGTGAGGGCAGTTTGTTTATCTTGCTCTTGACCATAAAGAACTATGTCATCACATATTCTTGCAGGTATGGCTGATTGAAAGAACCAGTAATAGTATTTTAAATTCAAAATTTATATCTTATTTAAACCCAATCACCAGCTTTGACTTGTCTAAAGACTTGTCTTAAATCCCAACAGCTTGAAGTGCCTTCTACAAAGTTTACTTGTGGTTCTTTAATAATAACAACCCCTGAACCACCATTACCTCCAGCTGGATTAGCTGCAGGTGTACCAATTGAAGCACCACCTCCACCACCACCAGTGTTAGCAGTTCCTGCTTGTGCTACAGTTCCACTTGAGCCTGATGGATGAGTAGGAATTGCATGGGGTGCAGGTATATCACCACTACCATCTGAAAAATAGTAAGCACCATTACCGCCACCACCATTTCCACCTAATCCTATATTTTCACTTCTAAATCTTCCGCAGCTACCACCACCACCACCTCTATAAACAGGTGAACCAGTAATAGAAGATGCTACACCGACACCGCCATCAAAACCTTGATTGCCTGATACAGATGGAGGACAAGATTCTCCAACACCACCAGCACCTCCACCAGCACCACCACCATTATCACTACCATTTGTATATTTAGCAGCACCCCCAGCATAGCCTTGATTTGCAGTTCCAGTACCACCTGCATCGCCATAGCCACCGCCACCACCACCAGAGCCACCATTTTGAACTCCGGGATTTGAGTAAGTTCTATCTCCTGTACCGCCACCACCAACTGTGGATATACCATTAAAACTAGATGCTGCTCCTGCGGTTGAAAAATTTTGAGGTTCAGGTGCACCACCCCCACCAGCACCAACAACAACTGGGTATGGTGAGCCACCATTAACAGGACTTAAAGACTCTGCTGATGCTCCACCACCTGATGATTCACTGGGTACTGATGAACGATAACCACCAGCTCCTCCGCCTGAACCATTTAAACCACCACAAGAACCTCCACCTCCTCCTGCGACAATGACATATTGAACTTCTGTTGTTCTGGGTTGTGTATTTAAAGTACCAGTAGAATTAAATGTTGTAATTTGCTCTGATTGTGTTCCAGATGTAACTGTTTGTGCTGCTCCTATTAATCTTGGCATTAGCTACTCCATGTTCCTGCTTTAACAGCATCGTATACTGAATTCATATCCCATATTCCAGAGCCTACACTTGAACCTGCAGGTTCTTTAACAATAACGACACCTGAACCACCTGAACCACCTTCTCCATCAGGTTGAGAACTGGTGTGCTGTGCACCGCCTGCTCCACCACCTAAATTTGCTGTACCATCTTGTGCTGCCGCTGGTGGACCTGCTCCATTACCACCACCGCCTGAACCACCTGTTCCACCTGCTGCTTGGTAATAACCACCGCCACCGCCTCCACCTGCGTAAGTAACTGAAGCTCCAGTAATTGAACTTGCTGATCCTGCTCCCCCATCACCACCAACTAAAGTCGGTCCATTTGTACCTTGAGTAGCATTTCCTCCTGCTCCACCTGCGCCTCCTCCACCTGCACCTGATGTATCATTTGAGCCTGTTACAGGAGCATTTCCTCCTGCGTTACCTTGACCTGGAGTTGCTGATCCTCCGCTAGTACCAGGAGAAGAAGTACCACTTCCACCACCACCTGAACCTCCTGGTCCGCCATCAGCACCATCAGCACCGCCAAAACCACCACCTGTTGAAGTAATTGCAGAGGGTGTTCCTAAAACTGAATTGCTACCTTTAGCTCCATTAGCACCTACACCACCACCAGCACCTCCGCCACCCACTGTTACTGGATAAGGTGAGTTACCTGATACTGGATTGCCTGAAGCTGTTAATAATCCTCCAGCACCACCTCCGCCACCATAATAACGACCAGCACCACCGCCTCCTCCTGCTACAACTAAGTATTCAACAGCAGTTGTATAAGGAGTAGTTGTTAGAGTGCCACTAGAATTAAATGTTGTGATAACTTCGGGTTGAACGACTGCTGGATTATCTACACCTATAAGTCCACCATTAGCATTAGCCATAATTAAACCTCATTCCATTGCGTATTAGAGGCATCCCATTCGTAGTTGGTTATAGTTTCGCCATCATCACCTGTATAAGTTTTACCTAACCATTTTTCATTATCTTCATTCCAAGATATTAAAACAGTATTAGAACTTATTTCTGTAACACTTGGATAAGTTACAGGTGCTTGCCAGTCATCATTGGAATCTAAAGACCAAGATGAAAAAGGTTTTATTGATATAAATTTATCTTTAGTAGCATCATAAGTATATCCAACACCTGCGTATTGTTTTCTAAAATTGTTGTTGTAAGAGGTTTGTTTCCAAGCTACACCACCTGTTGTATAAGGAACAAGAGATGCTACAAATGTTTCTGCTTGGGAGGATTCATCCCCACCATTGGAATCTACATCTTTATTAGATATTACTATTACTTGTAATACTTCGTTGCTTGAATTAAGTTCTGCAAAGTGAGCCATAATTAAATACCTCCTTAAGCGTCATCTAGTTCTTCGTAACTAATGGTGTAAGTTAAGTCTGAGTTAGCACTTGCACCACCTTCTAAGATGTCTCCTTCTTCAAGATAAATACTTGAGTTTTTATCTATTAAGACAAGAGTAGCATCAGCAGGTACAGCAATAGTTGATGCAAACAAAACTACTGAGCCACCACTTTTGATAACTCCCATCGTTACTGTTGCTGAGTTTGTACCATCAATGTTAGCTATAATTACGCTGTTTACTTTAATTAACTTGTTACTAGCACAAGTTAATAAATCAGTTGTAACTGTAGTAGTTAAAGCTCCATTTATACTATTACCATATATTGAAGTTACTGCTACTAGATTTGGATTTGCCATAATATTCTCCTAAGTTTAACCAAAGACTAAAGCCATAGCAATAGCTTTACCTGTTGTAGCTTTTGTATCAAGCTGAGTTTGAATTGCTGATGTTACTCCATCAACATAATTAAGTTCTGCTCCTGTTGCAGTAATGGTCGTACTTGCAATAGATAAAGCATCTGTTTCTAATGTACCATCTACATCTACATCTCCTGAAATATCTAATTCAGTACCTACTAATTTTTGTGTAAGAGTTACTACACCATCACTTGCGATGGCAATTGCATCTGTATCTCCGACTGAACCAATTTGTCCTGCGTTGGCAATAGTAATACCACCACTATGAATATCTCTACTAGTAAAAGTGGCTACACCATCAACTTGCAAAGTTGAAGCCATATCTACAGCACCATCAATATCTACGACATCTAAATTAGCCGTACCATTAACATCAATAGCACCTTCTAAGTCTATATCACCATTAACAATAAGATCATCTGTTACTGTTAAATCATCTTGTACTTTTAAATCTACAACATTAAGACTAGCAAAAGCATCAACAACTGCTGCTCCACTTCCTGCTCCATCTAAATAAACTGCTTTTACATCTCCTGGTGGAATTGTTATGTTTGCACCAGAGCCTTGTGAAATAATAATGTTTTGAGAACCACTTGTTCCATTTTCTATAAATTGCATACGCTTCATAGTGTTTGGAGTTATCGTAATAGTACAAGCTGAATCTAGTGTGCCTGTGTATTCAAGATACATAGCTCTGCCGGGGTCGGTCGCGCCATCGGCTATGGTGGTTGTGTGTGTATCGGCGTTGGTTGTGATGCCTTCGGTTCCATAACCAAGAGCTTC